CTTGGTCACCATTAGCTTCACTAACAGTCTCTACTGAACCCATACCTCTTGAAGAGATACCTAACTTGATACCTGCTTTAAATAATTCTTTTAATATATTACCACTTGGTGTACCTAATACTTCAACTTCACCTAAGAGGTTATCACCTTCCCAATGCATGTCTTTAATATTATGAGATACGTTTTGCAAGTTAACTACTGAACTTTCTGGATGGTCAAGTTCTCCCATAGCTCTTCTTTGTGATATAAATTCTTTTGTGTACTTTTTAGCTTCACGTTGTAAAATCTCACGAGGATAAACCCTACCATTTTGATTTTTAGCTTCAGCACGTTGTAATACACCACGAACAATCAATTTTCCATCGTTTTCTTTCATCGATTCATTAATCTGCTCTGGTTTTATTTCAAATGGTAAGTAATCTACTATTAAGTTCTTCACATTTAACTCCGTGTTTTAATAATTTCGTTTTTTAAATTTTCTAATCTTTTAATCCACCTATCAATGAAACTTATCGTTTCCATTTTATTTGGCTCTTCACCTCGTATTTTTGTCTCTTCTATGAGCCAACGGCGTTTTAAGTTAGATAGACTTAACAATCTACCTAAAAAGTTAAGTCCATCTTTATTCCAAGATGGTTTCATAATAAGATTAGTAAAGTTGGCCAACTTTATTTGCTAGTTTTACTAACCTTTCACTAATTTTTTTCATTGCGTTGTGAGTATTTTTCCAATAGGATGTAGAATCAACTCCTACTTCGTTTTTAAATCTCACATTCATTTTAACAAGTTTATCTAACTCGTTTAATTTATCTCTAACTTCTCTCATTGACATACCAATTTTTTGTTTTGGTGTTAGAGACTCGTCATTTCTGTAATCGTGGTATTTACCTTCAGTTACATTTTCAATTTTTTGGTCAACTTGTTTTGCTTGAGATACACCAACTCTGTTTACACTAATTATTCCTTTACGACCACCTTTAAGTGCCTTAGCTACTTTCATCACAGCTTCACCTTTTCCACTAGCATCAACTAATACACTACCCATTTCAGTTTTTACGTGAAATTTAACTTCAGATATAGATTCGTCTTTTTTCTTTTTCTTAAATGCAAATGGTGTTTTTGGAGGACCTGCTCCACCGTCAAGATTACCGGTTACAGATGCTTCATCTAATTCTTTTTTGATTAATTCTCGTACTAAAGCTTTCAGTGCCTCAAGTTTTGTGGACATTTTTTAACTCCTTAACTAATTCATAATACCTCATTAATGTTAGAACCTGTTTTTCGTTAACTATTTTACCTTTTGTTAAATTATCAATTTGTTTAATTGCTTCATTTAATTTTATTGCTGTAATTTTATCACTTACTTGTGGTAAATTTAGTTTTAACGCAGTATCAATTTTCTTTGCTTCTATGTTTACAAAACTCCGTAAAGAGTTTGTATTACTTACATTATTAATGTAATTTTTGAGTAAACTTTTCTGTGATTCATTAAGTGTTTTATATTTTTTATTAAACTTATCAACAAGTATTTGATACGTAAGTAATCTTAAATCTTTATCTGATTTATTATATTCTTTAAGGACGTGAGCTTTAGCTTCTTTAGAACTAATCTTCTTACTTGTAATATGTTCTAAAACAGTAAATTTAGCATTAACGGTTTGTTCTGGGTTAAAGGTTTCATCAATAGTTTCTGATTGAAATGTGTTATAGATAGAAGCTAAAAGTTTATAATTAGAAATACGACCATTAAAAAAGTCTTCTACTTTATAATTTTCTTTGATTTCTTTGATTAAATTATATTTTTCGTTACGTAATTTAGAATTACTTATTTTTTGTCTTGATTTTAAGACAATATTTATTAAATCATTTGCTCTACTCTCAGATTCATAGTGTTTTTCTGATAGTAATCGATACAATTGTAGTTCTTTACCCAATTCTGTATCTTCGTTAAAATATTTTTTTACAATTTTAACTGATTTAGTACTTTTTCCAGCTAATACGTCTGCTGTTATCTGTCTTGTTAATAATTCAAAAAGAATACTTGTATTCTTTATTTTAGAATGCTTTAATTTCCGAGCCATTTCATAATACTCCAGTATTTAATTATATTTACTCATAAATAAATATAAAGTTAAACAATAATTAGTCATTTGATGTGTCTTTGGTTAAAGAAGTTACCTCATTCTGGTACTCTTCTTCAAGCTCAGATACTTCTGATATAATTTTTACATCAGTTTTACCAAATTTCATTGATTTCTTCAATTTATCAAAATGTGAAAGTGCTAATGCTTTACCATATTTAGGTGCACCACTGCCACCTTTTTTCATATCGTGAGCTCCAAGTGGGTCTCTACCTCTTGCGCTACCATCTTTTCCGTGATGTGGAATTTCTTTAGGTCTACCAGCTCCTTCAAAACCACCTTCTGGTGAACCCCCTTCATCATCTAACTCGTGGCCTGTTCTACCGGCTGCCATATCAGATGGTGTTCCAACAGCTTCACCAGTTTTAGCTGGGTCAGTACCTTCAGTTTCTATCTGAGAACGTCTAAATTTATTTTTATAATCAAATATAATTTTTTCATCTTCTTTTTTGATTTGTTCATCAGTAAATTCAAATATATTTTTATATATCCAGTCTGAAGATACTAATCCTTCACCTAACATATCTCTTGCTAAAGTTGTTTTATTTCCCCATAACTCAATCTTTTCTTGTTCATAGATTGTAGATGGATTTGTTAAATCTAATTCAAAATTAACTAAATCTGCATCTTTATATCCTTGAGCGTATAAATGAACAATACCAATTTTAGTTAACTCTGAAAGAGTTATTCTTTGTATACGTTCAATAGTACGAGCAAAACGAACATCTTCAGCTGCTAAAGTTGCTTTACTTCCAGCCGCTTCATCATATCCAAGAAATGCTTTTGGTATTCTTAACGAAGCTAATAGTTTGTTTTTTAGATATTCAATATCTTCAGTAGCTTCATATGTTAAACCAGGTAGTGATTCAATACTTGTTCCACTATCTCCACCTCGAACTGGCATAAAGAAATCTTCTGTTATATTCTGCATATTATATTTTAGATTGTAATCTCCTGTACCTTCTTCAATAACTGGAGCTTTTTTCATCTTATTTACAATTTGTTGCATATAATTATCAACTTCAGCAGGTGGTATATTACCTATATCAATTTTGAATACTCTTTTTTCAGGAGCTCTCATAATTCTATGAATTAACATAGCGTCTTCCATAAGAGATAATTGTTTCCAAATCTTACGGCCACCTTCAACTTGTGATTTACCATACGGTAGATAATTGGAATCAGAAAGTAATCTGAAGTGAGCTACTTCATAGTTTTCTAACTCTTCTCTTGTAGCAGCTGTTTCTGATTTATATCTATGTTCATTCGTTCCTTGTTCTATTAAAAACTTTACGTACTCTGGATTTTCAGGGTCTAAACCTTCCATTCTTGAAACATCATAAACAGACATAGGTACAACGTTTGTAATACCATATTTTTCATTTATATCTAACTTCAAAAAGAAATCACCGTATTTACACATATTACGAATCCACGGCCACAGATTAAATTCTATATTAATAATATCATAATATAAATTATGTAATATTTCTTTTATCTGCTCGTTATCAGTTTTTATAGTTAAAACATCACCATATTCTGATTTCATAGTTGACTCATCAGCATAAATGTCAAGAGCTGATGATACAATTGGGTCATTATCCATATTTTCATAGTCTTTGAATAAATTCAATCTCATTGTTTTTGTTAATAATGAATCTGAGTATCCACTAAGACCTGAGTTTGTGAATAATTTTTGATATCTATCAATAAGATTATTGTGTGGCATAGATTGTGTGCGACTTGTATCGGCAACTTTTAATCGTTTCCCACCTACATTTCTAACAATTACGTTTGTTGAAAATAGTCTTCGTAATCTACCAAATATTGTTGTATCGGCCATTTTTTCCTCTTTAGTTAATTAACCATTCTAATGATTCTGGAGATTTGTTTATATTCATAGTCCAAGAATCATTTTGATTGTTTCCTGCTGTATAAGCACCTTGATTTGAGTTGATGCTACTTACAGCTTTTTTCTGTAATTCTATACCTTCAGCTCGTAATCTAAGAGCTGTTTCTCGTATCCATAATCCCATAGCATAAGACATTACTAAGTCATCATTATAGCCTCTCATTGCCTCTGCCCTGTTTCCGTTATATATAAATACAAATAATTCATCTATTAATCGTTGAGAATGGACTATAGATAATTTTTCTCTAAAAAATTCTTCTAATTTTGCTACTATCAATGGTCTTGTTTTTTGTGTCAATGTAAATCCAGGTATTACTTGTTTTTCCATTCTATTAATTTTATTATTAATTTGTTTATGTGTATCTACATATTGTAAATCTTTACTCATATAGAATAAATTATCATATTCTCTATCTATTACTTGTTGTATCGTAGCCCAACCTATATTATTATTCTCAATAACTAATAATGCGTTATTATATTCGGTTGCGATGTTAACTAACAAGTTTCCATAATCTCGTGTAGATATTTTACCTTTATATTCCACAACTTGTTCTACATTCTCAATATCAATAACGTGGAAAGCGGAATAATCTGTAGAGTCTCCTCTACTAACGTCAGCACATACTATATAATCTTTTGTATAATTAGGTGGTTTCCATATCCAAACGTTTGAATCAATACCACGTTTCTCTATTGGTTCTTTAACTTGTGTATTTCTATACTCTTCTAAGATTACACCGTCAATTACACTTTGACCAGATGTAATAAAATCACAATCACATTCTTGAGCTGCAAGAGACGGACCTAATAATGCATCTTGTTCATCTCTCCACTCTTGTTCTCTGTCAGGATGTACAGTCCAATGAAGTTTAGTAAAATTAAAATCATTTACTCCGTCTTCAGCATCCATCCAAGTTCTATGGAACCAATTACCAACACCATTAGGTGTAGATAAAGCTATACATTGACCACCTGTTGATAACGTCTGAGATGCTGCTGCCCATATCGTATCAATCTTATCAATAAATGCTGCCTCATCAAGTATCAATAAAGATAGTGCCTCTGAACGACCACTGTCTTCACCACTTGATACCGCCTTTATTTGAGAACCATTTTTGTATCTTAAACTTAATTTGTTATCTTCGACACATTGTTGTTTCAACCACGAAGGTAAGTTTGCATGCATTACACGAACTTTTGTTACTAAGTTTTTTGCTACTTCTTGTTTTGTAGCAATAACTAAGATGTTTTTGTCTTGATGAAAGGTCATCATCCATAAAGAATATCCAGCAGTTAATGTACTGATACCTAACTGACGAGCTTTCAAGATTACGTTAAATCTATGCTGTACAAACTCCTCGACTGTTTTTTCTTGAAAATCATACAAATGAAAAGGTATCTTACCTTTTATTGGATGTTGTATTAAACAATACTTTTTCAAAAAATATATAGGGTCTGAAGCACACTTTACATATTCTTTCTTAATTACATCTTTTAGTTGCCCTTTAGAATTACGTTCCATACTAATAAATTATGTGAACTGTCCCACTACCACTAACCTGTCGTACACCAATTTCATATAATGTCTTAGCTGTAACAACATCTGCTCGTATTGCATCACCTTTAGTCGGTGTAATTTCCATTTCACCAGCTGTCTGGACTATAAATCCACTTGAACCAGCTAAAGAACCAGTTAAGTGGTTAATTTTACCATCACTAATTGTTTTGATTTCACCGAATTTGGCGTCATCTTTAATCGGTGCTGAGTAATGCTTCCCAAGATTAGTTCTACCGTTGTTACCTGTTGTTATTGCGGTACCAAATGAACTGGATGCGTGACCGCTAGTTCCGTAAGGTCCACCTTCATTGGTTATTGTTGCCATTTATTTTCTCCTAATTAATAAATACTTCTATATATATATATAAATATTCTAAGTTAAAGAATCTTCTATTTTTTGTAGATGATTTAATGCTTCATCTGCTTGTTCTTTTAATTTTTTGATGTTTACACTCCACTTTTCTTTATCGAGTGTTTCACCATCTGCAGCTACTTGATTATAAAATGTAGGTTCATCTTGTTCTTTAAACTCAATTAACTTTTCTTTTTGGTCTTTTATCCAAGATAATTTGTTTGCAATTATTTTTTGTTGTACCCATTCGTTAAAAGTACCTTCTATTCTCATTTTATGTTCAATATCAATCTGACAATCAAAACAATGATTATACAATGACCACATTTTATTATCTAAACGTTTCTTCATTGTCTTCTTACACGACGGACAAAACCACGGCATTCTAGCTTCTTGCATAATTTCAGATAACTCTGATATTTTATCACCGTGATTGGTTACTTTTGTATCACTCTGGTAACCTACCATAATTCTTTTTTCTGGTGTTTCACCTCGTAAGATAGATTGCATTGCTTTATTCTCTCTTACACTTTCTCTACTTCTTGCCATTATAACTCCTAAAAATTTAATAAACCTAAAATTTGATTGACTGGAGCAAAAGCACCAGTAAACTTATATGTTTTACCTTTGTATTTAAATACGATTCCTTCTGATGGTACAATTGCAGATAATCCACCAATCTTATTTAACTTATCTAATTGTAACTTTAATGTTTGTATCTTTTTTATATCACCACCACTCTTTACTGTCTTTATTGCACTAATTACATCTTTTCTAATTTTTTGTACAGCGTTATCTGGTGATGCAGCTAAATAACCACTAATGTTTTTTAATATTTCAGCACCAACATCAAAGAATAAAACTTCAAATGGTTTCATATTTTGTTTTACCCATTTTGAATGGTCATTCTTATCAAATGACAATACCCAATCTAAAAACTTTTTATTTTTAATATCTTTTTTTATTGTCGGTATCTTATATGACTTATCAAAGAAAGCCCATCTCTTAGTTAAATTAACTAAAACTTTATTCGATATCTTATACTTATGTTGTTTTGATGCATTAAATATAAACTCTTCCCAAAATGATTGATGATATTTAGCTAATGTATCGTTGTCTTTTAACTTAAATTGATTTTGTAATTTATTTAATTTACCCAAATACATCTTTTCTTTTTTACCAAAATCTTGTACTTTAGGTACTGATAAAAATTGTGGTTTACCAATTGTATAATGTTTTTGTACACTTTGATTTACTTGTTTAATCATACCAGCTAACACACGAGCTGAATCTTTTGGTTGTCCTATCGCTGTACCACTATCATCATATTCTAATGTTCCGTGAAATACTATTTGTGCTTTGTCGTAATCTATAACATTAGCAGACTTTGGATACATAACTTCTAAGTTCATCCATCTTTTACCATTACCAAATATCTTCTCTTTTTGTTTATCAGATAAAGAACCTATAGATTTATTCAAATCTTTCATAGCAAAAACAAAAGCATCTTTTATATCACCTCTACCTGAAAACTTAGAAGCAACACCTTTTATATCCATTGCTGATGAACCAAAGTTTTTAAGTTGTCCTTTGTTTCTTGCTGTAACTAATTTCCCGTTTACCCAAGAAACCATTAGATTTTGACCATCAAGTTTCTCAGTAACTCCATCTTCTCGGTTTAATGTTCCACCTAGTCCATTAATAACTATCTGTTTTAAATCTGAAAATGTAATATTTTTGTCGTCAAATGGATGATTCATATGTCCGTACGCTCCACC